TATTTCTAAGGTGGGTTTTTAAATTTTAATCTACTTAAATCTTAGTATTCAACCGCAAAACGACGACGTTCATTTGGTCCACGATTAACAAAGGTAATCGGATTTGTGACAGTTTGTGCAGCAGCAGCTGTGTTAACTGTGAATAGTGTAGTTGAACGATCTGTGAAATATACAGCAAATGTAGCACCGTGATAAAGTGGATGTACCTTGAACTCAGTACCACCATTTACTGAAAGTGTCACTGTTGCTGTAGTAGCAGCAGGAATAACATCATATAGTAAACCAGAGATCTTCTTACCTGATAGAGTTGATGCACTAGTTGGTAGTGTTAAAACAACGGAGTTATTAGCACCAGAAAGACTAGGACCAATTTGTTGTGGTGATTCTGAAGTTACGTCAAATACAAAACTATTAAATGTTGCCATGTTATTATTTACTCTTTTTTATTCAAATTTCTTCAAGAGGAAGAACTTTAAGATAAAGTTTTTCTGTAAAATCATTTATATTAAATTCCTTCGTAAAATAATCGCCAAATTCACATTCAGTTTTTAATTCTTCAGTATAAAATATACTAGTATATTTTGTTATATTAACTTTAGATAAAACCAAATCACTTTCTTCTATATGTTCAGTAGATATTAATACATCCATGTCTTCATAAGTAATATCATATTTTTTTAATAGATATTCTATTAAAATCTCAAAAGATGGATATGCATAATCATGATAATCTTCTCCTAAAACAATTAGCCACATTATATGTGGTCTGTGTATTTTGCATATTTTTGTCATGATTTAATCAAATAATAATTCATTTTACTTTCTATATTCAATTCTGGGAAAATTGGTTTTATGATTTTGTTAAATGCAATTTCATACATATGTCCTCTCTGTGTTTTACCTGCTTCTTTTTCCTTTGAATTTCTTATTTGTTTCGAAACTGGATTCATAGAAATATTTGGATATGGATCAAATCTTAATATACCATTATCTGTTCTTAAATTCCAATCATTGGTAGTTAAGTTTACAATCTTCTTCAGTACACTTAAGAATTCTAATAATGTTTTCATTATAGTCCCAGTAATAATATTGGCATCAAAACTGTCTGTTTTCATCTTATAAATGTCGTTTTTAAGATGAAAAATTATAGTATATGTTTCTTTAATATCTTCTTCAAAGATATTACCACCTACTGTTATTGGATGTATTAATAATTCTATATCATCGTTATTCTTATTTGCGAAATAGCATTTAATGAATAAAATCGGATTTTTATTTTTGTTTTTTAAATGATATGAAAATAATTGATTAATATTTTTAAATTTAATTTGTTTATTAGCTATACTTACTCCGATTATTTCCTTTATAGGATATGAACTGTCAAATAATTCTGTCAAAATATATTCGTTAAATTTACTTTTAACACTAAGATTTAACATAAATATATTTATGAACTTTGATGAACTTTTTGAACGTATGGAGATTTTAGAAGAAGCTAGTGCTCGTTGTACTAAAGTAACTAAAAAAGCTCACTCTACTCGTAAGGGAAAGAAGTGGTCTAAATGTGCTCGTCAACCAGATGGTAGCATTAAACGCATACATTGGGGTCAAGCTGGAGTTCGAGTAACGGGAAAATCGGGAAATACAAAACGTAAAAGAAGCTTCAAAAAAAGACATAATTGTTCTAAAGCTAAACCCAATACACCAAAAGCAATGGCTTGCAAAGATTGGAAATAATATGTTAATAACATTAGAAGAAAATTTAAAACAAACAGGAATTTATAAAATAGAAAATCCTGTTAATAAAGAATTTTATATAGGAAGTGCTTCTGTTAGTTTTAATAAAAGATTTTTAAATCATAGAAGATTATTATATATAAACAAAAATCCATGCAAATTTCTTCAACATAGTTATAATAAATACCAAAATACAAATTTCATATTTTCAATTTTAGAAATATGTCCAAAAGACAAATGTATTGAAAGAGAGCAATATTTTTTAGATACATTAATTCCAAAATACAATATATGTAAAACAGCAGCTTCTACATTAGGTATAAAATTTGATGAATCTTATCTTATTAATCAATTTGAGTTTCAGCGTAAATTTACAGACGATGAAGTAATTTCAATGTTTGATTTATATAATAAAAACATTAAAGTAAAAGATATTGCAAAAATATTAAATTGCAAACCAAATAACATAAGTTCTATTATAAATAAACCTAAAAAATATATTTGGGTGAAAAATAAATATGATTTGAAAATAAAAAACAAGAAAACAAAATATACTGGAGAATTTTTAATAACCGAACCATCTGGAAAACAAATAATAGTAACTAATTTAACTGAATATGCAAAACAGAATAAATTAGAGGCTTCTAATTTAAATAGATGTTCTAATAATATTATTAAATCATCCAAAGGATATAAAGTAGAAAAATTAATTAATACATAATTCGTACTTTTTACTACCAGCATCCCATATCTTAACATATCCATTATTGGACATGTTTTCAGATTCTGTTAAATTGTCATCATAAAATTCCAATTTATCTTTTAGAACATTTTTTCTAAATTTAAATCTGTGTTCTCTGTTAATAAAATTATTAGTATACCAATAATTCGGTTCTGTATTGCTGATTAATTTAAAACCTAAACTATTATATAAATTTCCAGAAGACCATCTTCTGTCTGCATAGCTTATAATTTTATAAGGATTATAGTTTGATATAAAATGTTTCAATAACTTGCTAGCCGCACCAATAACATTAGTATTAGGTATAGTACAAAATCTATTAAGTTCATATACATGTTCTGAACTAATTTTATTTCCTAACGCTAAACGTTCTTTACTAAATGTCATTATAGATACAAGATTATTCTCGTAATACAATCCCAAATTTATAGATGTATTACTATTTCCTTGTATGTGATAATCATTTAAAAAGTTTATTTTTTCTTCTCCTTTGACAGGTTTGATTACACATTTCCTAGCATAAATTTTATTAGAATTAATTTTTAATAGATTGTTTATTCTATTCAATACTATTGAATTTTTATTTTTAAATTCATCTTCGAATACTTGTATTAATTTTACTCCTGATTGTTCTGCTAAATCGGCTTTTAGTTTATGTAGATTTTTATCTTTATGTTCTTCGGAATGCCAATATAAACCATTTAATTCAATTCCTAATTTATGTGATGGTACATATACATCAATTTCATATCCTTTTAAGACATTACGATCTCTATAAATATATGGAATATTCAAATCATCTAAATGTCGTTTAATAAAAACTTCCATTTTGGTTCCTGTTGGTTTACAAATTCTACATTCCAAATATTTGTGATATTTTAATATAGAATCGAATTCCAAATTACATTTCTTACATTTCCATTTATATGACTTATATGGATTACTAAATCCCTCGTATTCGTCAAATGGAAATAACGGCATTACTACATCACCATCTACTAAACTGGTATAATAGTTTAATCTGGATGTTTTAGACACTAGTTTAGGATTACGATTAGTTACAATGTCTCCGCTTATTATTCTCTCTTTATATTCTTGAGATTTAGCGTAATTATCAACTCCGTATTTTTCTAAATTGGTTTGTTTTAATTTAGTCTTACCAATTTCTGAGGCTAGGTAATTAGTAGAACCATACTTTTCTAAATTGGTTTGTTTTAATTTCTCCATTCTTTCAGGAGATTTCATGTGACAAGATCTACTGCAAGTAGATTGCCAACCATTATTAGAATTAAAAATTGTTAATTTTCCACAAACTACACATTTTGGATTATCAAAAACATCTTCAATATAAGATCTAACGTTTACCGAAAATGCATATTCTGTTTCATTTAAAAAGGTAGTTTTATTAATGATTTCATTATATGCATCTTCACCGAAATTATTAATAAACATTTTTTCTTTTACGAATCTATAAGACCCTTTATAGTTTTTTTCTAAAAAACTCAAAATTTTAGTTTTTAGTTCATTCATATAGCACCTAATATATCATCTATATTTATCTTTTCAAGTTATATTTTATGATAATAAAATAAAAAAACCCGTGGATTTCTCCACGGGTTTTTTGTAAGTTGCTTACTTTTAAAAGGTTTAAAAGTATACGGATTGATTACCAGGAGTAAACGCAGTTCCCAAATTCTTGAGAATGATTGTGTGATAATATAGTGATGCACCGAAAATATTATCAACCACGCCATATCTTGTCAATAGACCTACGCGAGGAGCGAAGTCATTTGGTCCGATTGTGCGCTGAATCATAACAGGAATGTATGGGCAGTAAATGATACCTGAATCATAGAATTCAGTACCTTTATAACCGAGTAGAGCGTATTCGACACCAGCAGTTTGACCAGTGTAGCCAACGTTACCGTAGACATTGCTGTTCTGAACTTCAGTGCGTGTGTCACGATAAACTTGGAAACGACCACCTAGTGAGCCAACCTTAGCTACGCCAGTTTGCTGGGTAGAAACATTGCCCTGAACTGTTACCCATTGGAATTCGGGTAGCATTTCAAAGATAGCGCAAACACGAGGAGTAGCAACGATGAAGTTAGCTGGTCCACGGCGGTTACGGATTGCAATGCGGTTTGCTTCGATAATAACTCTCTGGTAGAAGTCACGATTACGTTCAACTAACCAACGACCATCAGCAGAAGCAGGAGACCATACAGAATATCCTTTTCCGAGACCACCATTTAGTGAAGTCTGGATCATGCGGATAATCATTTCACGGTCGATTTCAGCTTGGATCTCATACGCCATAGCGTTTGTGATCTCAGCGTCGATGTCGATGCCGTTCATGTTCTTTAGATCTTGTTCTAGTTCAACTGACCATTTAGCACCGAGGCGGCGAGTACCAGCTTCAACAGCGGTCTTCTCGAAGGATACTTCAACAGTTGGGATGTTAGCATTGATTTCGAAATTCTTTAGAATTTCAGCAACGCCACTGTCCTGTGCTGCGAAAGCCCATTCTCCAGCAAGACCGGAGAGAGCAGCTGAAGATGTACCAGTGTAACGAGTGTCGAGATGTTGGAATCCGAGTTCGTTGTCACCTTGTGGTGTTTTTGTACCAGTGTAACTTACTTGCTGTTGGTTGTGGGTTCCGGGAGCGGGTGCCCATGCTGTACCAGCAGCAGTAGAAGTGTCTTGGAAGTTACCACCGAGGGTCTGATTGCTGTACTTATAACGTAGAGCAAATGCGAGACCAACTGGACCAGCCATAGGTTGAACTCCAACGATTTCGTTGGTGATCAATTCTGGGAAGGTACGGCGGATCATAGGAATGAGAATCTTCGGGAGACGAGCATCACCAGTAGCATAAGAATCGCTTCCACCGGGGAATGCGTTTCCAGTTGCACCGTGATCTGCACCGCTACCAAAAATCCCACCTGTTCCACCAACAGTGTTAGCTTCACGTAGGCAATAAGCTTCTTGGTTCTCAAGTAGCATTGCAGTGTTTAGACGGGTATGTTCATCTTCGATTGGAGCTACGCTCTTTGATGTATAATCAAGAACTGGTGCCCATTTTTCAAGAAGTGCCTGTGCACGACTTTGATCGATGTATGATTGTGAGGGTTTGATTTGTTTCATAATTTTGTTTTTATTTCTTTCTATTTTTCGACCTCAAGCATAAGTTAATATGCAGGGACTCAAGTAATATTTACTTCTACCAAATTTTTATAGTGAGCAAATATATTAGTATTTACTCAATTCGCTCAAATAATTTGAAAAACGTGGATTAGAAATTTCAGTTTCTTCTTGAAGAACTGTTGTTTCTTCTTCCAAGACAACTCGATCTGACTTTACTTTACGTTGATCGAATGCTTCTTTTTTCAAAGTATCAATGCGTTCCTCTTCTTTTTTATCGAAGAGTGAAAGTGTATAATCTAGGTTCTCCATAATAAATTTTGGAGATTTACCTGCAAGAACACGTTGGGCGTATTCTTTCTTCTTAGCTGGGAGCTGAGAAATCTTTTGTTCTAGAACTAAGTCTGCTTTTGTTTTTTGTAGAGATTCTTGTAGAGTTTCGATCTCTGATTTAGCAACTACTGCTAGTTCACGATATTTATCGATTTGAGTTTTTCCATCGATGAGAGCATCTTTTAGTGATTCGCTCATTAGAGCTGAATCGATAGCGAGTGATTCACGAAGATTGTTTAGGATCACACGAGCCTTTTGATTCTTCACAGCTTCGTTGATAGAAGCTTGAGGAATTTTAGATTCGATGAATAGATCTAAGTAATGAGAAATGTTTTCAACCAAAGTAGATTTAAATTCTTCAGCTTGTTCTTTGATTGCTTTTTGATAACGTCCTACAACCATTTGTAGTTTAGCTGCATTGTTAGCATCAACAGCTTCGACAACACGCTCAAGTTTCTTGGTGTGGTCTGCA